CGAAGATACAATTGAATTGCTTGCAAGTTGGGGCTATGAGATTGTCGGACGGGTCAACCGTGACGTAATTTTTGAGAGATATTGAAATGGAAGCACTTACAGGCGTTCAAAAGTGGCTAAATGTAATCAGCCAGTACGACAACGAGTTTAAAAAGTGGGAAGGTCGCACACAAAAGATAGTCAAGCGCTATCGTGATGACAACCGCAACCAGAACACGAACGAGACAGCAAAGTTCAACATTTTGTGGTCTAACGTACAGACGCTGATTCCTGCTGTATATGCTCGATTGCCAAAGGCTGATGTATCTCGACGGTTTGGGGACAACGATCCAGTTGCTAGAGTTGCCAGCCAATTGATTGAACGAGCGCTTGACTTTGAAATCGAGCATTATTCCGATTTTCGGGCAACCATGAGACACGCAGTTGAGGACAGGTTTTTGGGTGGGCGTGGCGTGGCTTGGGTTAGGTACGAGCCGCACGTTCGGGATCAAGACATTCCTGAAGATGGGTTGCAAGTAACCGAAGATGTGGACGAGGTTGACAGCACAGGTCAGCAAGTCAAGACTGCAATGCCTGGCGTTGATGGCGCTATGGGCATGGAAGCCGAACCGCAAGAGGAAATTGAGTACGAATGTGCGCCAACTGACTATGTGCATTGGAAAGACTTCGGGCATTCGGTAGCTCGCACATGGGAAGAAGTCACAAGCGTTTGGCGCTGGGTGTACATGACGAAAGAAAGCCTTGTCGAGCGATTTGGCGAAAAGATGGCTAAATCAATCCCGTTGGACGCAGGGCCAGAGACAAACAAACAGTATTCAACGCAATCAAAAGACTTTACAAGAGCCAAGATATGCGAGATATGGGATAAGGAAAGCGGCAAGGTTTACTGGATCAGCAAGAGCTGCCCAAACATATTGGACGAGCGTGACGATCCGCTTGGGCTTGAGAATTTTTTCCCGTGCGCCAAACCGTTGTACGCCACAATGACTTCAGACACGCTTGTGCCTGTGCCAGATTTTGTGCTGTATCAAGACCAAGCTAATGATTTAGACATTTTGAGTGACCGTATTGACGGAATGATTAAGGCTCTGCGTGTGCGTGGGGTCTATGACGCATCACAACCCACCTTGCAGCGTCTTTTGACAGAGGGTGATAACAACACACTCATCCCTGTTGATAAGTGGATGGGGTTTAGCGAAAAAGGTGGTTTAAAGGGATCAATTGATCTGTTGCCATTAGATACATTGGCAAACGCTTTGCTGCAATGTTATCGGGCGCAAGATGAAATCAAAAGCACAATCTTTGAAATTACAGGTATTAGTGACATTGTTCGGGGACAAGGCGCAGCGAGTGAAACAGCGACAGCACAACAGATTAAAGGTCAGTATGCAGGATTGCGCTTGCGAGCAATGCAAGAAGATGTTGCCTTGTTTGCGAGTGAGCTATTTCAGTTAAAAGCACAAGTTATTTGCACTAAATTCCAACCGTCTACGATTCTTCAGTACGCAGCTGCCCAAGCGATGCAGCCAGCAGATCAAGCGCTGATCCCACAGGCGTTGATGCTGTTGCAAGACAAGCCTTTACGGTCATTCCGAATTCAGGTCGATTCGGATAGCTTGGTGCAAATTGACGAACAACAGAACAAGCGTGATCGGGTTGAATTCTTGCAAGCAATGGGTGGCTTTTTGACTCAAGCGTTGCCAATGGGTCAGCAAGCACCAGAATTAGTGCCTATGTTGATTGAACTGGTTAAGTTTGGCGTTGGCGCTTACAAGAAAGCTGCGCCAATTGAAGGCACGATTGACCAGGCTATGGAAGAACTTAAACAAAAGCAGCAAATGATGGCACAGCAACCACCACCACCAAACCCAGAGGTTGTGAAAATGCAAGCAGAGCAGCAGTTTGAGCAAATGAAAATGCAAGCCGCAGCGCAAGCTGACCAGATGCGGATGCAAGCGGATGGGCAAATTGCTCAGTCAAAAGCACAAGCTGAAATGCAAATTGCTCAAATGAAGATGCAAGCTGATGCGGCATTAGAGGCACAAAAGCAGCAACATTTGGCAGCAATGAAGCAAGCCGAACTGGATCACGCTGAACGATTAGAGCGTTGGAAAGTTGAACTTGAGCAAGCGACAAAGATTACCGTAGCAAGGATCGGTGCTAATCCAGGCATGGACATTCCATTGCTTGAAGCACAAGAGGCGGCAAGTCAGAAAGTCACAAGGGAATTGGGCGATAATTTAGCAATGGCAATGGGCAAAATGCACGAATTGCACAACAACATGGCAGATATGATCGGTCAAACCATGAACCGAATTGACGGTGCGGTGGGTGTGATGGCAGCGCCTAAACGCATTATTCGTGGCAAAGATGGTAAAGCTATCGGCGTGGAGGTCATTCAATAATGGCACTTGTTCTAGCAGACAGAGTTCAAGAGTATTCAACCACCACCGGAACTGGCACACTTACCTTATCTGGTGCGTATGCGGGATTTCAGACGTTTTCGGCAGCAATTGGAAACGGGAATACTTGTTATTACACAATTACATCTGATACGAATCAATGGGAAGTAGGCGTTGGAACGGTAGGGGTAGGCACGTTAGCAAGGACTACGTTAATTTCATCGTCTACAGGTTCACTTGTGTCGTTTACAGGCACGTTGACTGTGTTTGTCACCTATCCTGCTGAAAAAGCTGTTTATGGTGACGGTACGACAATTGTTGCGCCTAGTGGGGCATTGCTTCCTGTGGCTAACGGCGGTACAGGATTAGCATTAGTTACAGCTAATCGTATTCCTTACGGCAATGGCACAAGCGCACTACAGACATCTGCAAACCTAACATTTGACGGCACAACTTTGACAAATACAGGCAACGCAATCATCTCGGACAACTCTGCAAACGCAGCCCTACGCATCACGCAAGTAGGAGCTGGTAATGCTCTGTTGGTTGAGGATAGTGCTAACCCTGATGCTTCTCCGTTTGTTGTAAGTTCTTCCGGGCAAGTTGGAATTGGTGCGGTTAATGATATAGCCAATTATCCATTAGCTGTATATTCTACGATTGGGTATACAGGTATTTCACTTCAAGTAAGTTCAGTCGATTCTGGTGGGCCTGTAAATCGTTATCAAAAAAACAGGTCTGGGGGAATTGTTCAATCTGGTGACGAACTTTTGCGTATGTCAATGCGTGGGTTTGATGGCGCAAATTATATTGAAGGTGCAAGTATTATTTCAGCCGTAGACGGCACACCCGGCGTTAACGATATGCCCGGTCGCTTAACGTTTCTCACCACGGCTGACGGTGCGTCTGCATCGACTGAGCGGATGAGGATTAACAGCGCAGGTGAAATTGGGATTGGAGTTGCATCAACAACTGCATATAGTATTCGTAGCGCAAAAAATGTAACAGGTGCGGTAACAACATACGGTATTGTTCAACAAGGCACAGTTCAATCTGACAATACAACAACTCACAATGCATTTCTTTCGAATCCAGCAACGCAAGCAACAGCATTTACGCTTACTAATTTACGCCATTACACCGCAAGCCAAGGAACTATTGGGGCAACCTCTGCTGTAACAAATCAATATGGCGTTTTTGTTGATTCAACATTAACAGGCGCAACCAACAACTACGGTTTCTACGGCAACATAGCTTCCGCAACAGGTCGTTATAATTTTTACGCTGCGGGCACAGCCGCAAACGTATTTGTAGGCATAACTCACCTTGGTGGCGCAGTAGGCTCAGAATCTCTGCGTGTCACGCCTGTTGCTAGTGCGGTGAATTATTGGAACTTTCAAGGTTCAGCAACTGCTGGCAGTCCTTCTCTAAGTGCACAAGGTTCAGACACCAATATTTCTTTATATTATCTTAGCAAAGGAATTGGTAGTCATGTTTTTACAACCACTAGCGGAGCAAACATTCAACTCTTGGTATCTAACACAACCTCTGCTGTTAATTACCTACAAATATCGGGTGGGGTTACTACCGCTGCGCCAGTAATTGTGGCAACAGGCTCAGACACCAACATTGACATAGCCTTGACACCAAAAGGCACAGGCGTATTGAAGTTTGGCACATACACGGCAGGAATTCTTGCACAAGCTGGCTACATCACGATTAAAGACGCAGCAGGTAACACTCGCAACCTTTTAGTAGGATAAAAATGGAAATTCCTCTTAGCCTTGCACCAGAAGAAATTAACTTTATCCAACAGGTTCTGGGTGAGTTGCCATCGAAAACGGGAGCTTTCATGTTGATGCAAAAGATTAAGCAACAGGCTGATGCGGCTGCGATTACGCAAGCGCCAGTTAAACACATCCCACAGGTGCAATTATGAAAACATGGACAATCAATTCGCTCTCAACGCTTAACGTACCAAAGCCAGAAACGGCAGTAATGTCGAATTTTACAATTAGCGAGGACAATCAATCGGTAACTTACTCAGTCAACTTGTTACCCGCTGACGCTAAAAACTTTATCCCCTACGCTGACATTACCCAAGCCGAAGCGATCCAGTGGACACAAGACGCATTGGGCGCAGACCGTGTGGCGGCGATGGAAGCTGAAGTTGATGCCTTAATTGCACAGGCGGCTATTCCTGAACCACAAGTTACCCCATTGCCTTGGGTAGCGCCTGAACCCGTTGTTGAGGAAGTTGCAGAATGATGTGGTGGTTACTTCTTCTAATACCAGCGGCAATAGTTGGGTTTTTCTTTTGGCTTTGTGCGGGTTTGGATAAGCAAATGAAAGGGTATTAGTATGTTTGGGTTTTCAGCCTTTGCTGTATTGCCATTTGCAACCGTACCAATTGTTACGGTTAATCCTGTCATTTTTGATTTTCACGATGGCGGTTTTGGCAAGCGTAAGAAGAAAGAGGAAGAACAGCGTAAAGCAGAGGCAGCAAAGGCAAAGGCACGGCGCAATGAGGTTTTAGAGTTATTTGAACGCATTGTTGAAGGCAAGCCTGAATTAGCGGAAGAAATTGCTGAACCGTTTGTTATTAAGCAAGCCACAAAGCAAGCAGCAGCTGTTATTGATTACGATGCAATGCTTGCTAGTTTTGACAGGGTTGAACAAATTTATAACGCTTATATTGAAATGGACGATGAGGACGTTTTGTTATTGCTATGAGAAAAACTTACATTTACGTTAATGGCGAATTAGTCGAAAAAGGCTCAAAAGAGCATTACGACAGCCTTGGGCCAATGATTATGCCTGACATTCAACCATACAAATCTATGATCGACGGTTCTATGATTACGAGCCGTTCGGTGCATCGTGACCATTTGAGACAACATAACTGTATTGAGATTGGCAACGAAAAGATGGAAAGCAAGCCACCGCCAGTAATTGACACTAGGCGAGAGGTCATGCGTCAACAACTGGCAAACATGACGCACAAACAAGCAAATCAAATTCTTTCACAACTACGCCGTAAATTTACCTAAAGGGGTATAAATTGGAAAATACTGAACAACCGGATCGTCGGGAATTACTGTCACAGCAGTTCGACGAAGTTCAGAATGAAGCACCAGTCGAGGCAGTAAAGACTCAAGCCGAACCCAATCTTGAGCCACCACCAGAGCCACCAGTTTGGGAGCGCCCACCAGCATCGTGGAAGAAGGATTACCACGAAGCCTGGACAACCGCTGACCCAAAGCTGAAAGAATACGCTTGGAAACGTGAAGAAGAAATGAGGGCAGGTGTACAGCCTTTGCTGTCAAAAGCTCAATTTGCCGATCAAATGCAGCAGGCCATTGAGCCGTACATGAACAATATCCGTGGTTTGGGCATTGAAGCGCCACAGGCTGTCAAAGCCTTGATGGAAGCCGACAATGTTCTGCGCCACGGATCACCACAACAAAAACAGCAATATTTTGCCCAATTAGCCCAACAGTACGGGATCAACATGGGCGATGTGCAGATTCAACCGACTGATCCCAACTTTTACGCCATTCAAAATGAGCTTGCACAAGTTCGTGGCGAGGTGTTAAATTGGAAGCAACAGCAGGAAGCAGCACAAAATCAAGCGCTTTTGCAAGAAATTAACCAGTTTCAAACAAAAGCAGAGTATTTTGAGGAAGCTCGTCCAATAATGATCCAGTTGCTCAACAGCGGCGTGGCTCAAGACTTAGATGATGCTTACCAAAAAGCAATACGCCTAGATAACGACTTGTTTACAAAGCACCAGCAAGCCTCACAGGGCGCAGCCGATGCAGCGAAACGGGAAGCATCGAACAAAGCAGCGAAAGCGGCTAGGGCGGCAGCGGTCAGCGTTAAAAGTTCCACACCAGGGGCAGCAACGAGTACCAAAGCGCAAGATAGGCGTTCGTTACTCATGGAACAGTTTGACAACATGAACGAGCGTTTTTGATAACCTAATCGGAGATTATTATGGCATTTGCCAATAGCTCGATCAGCGACATCATTGCGACTAACATTCAAAGCCGCAGCGGTGAACTTGCTGACAACGTAACAAACAACAACGCTTTACTGCGCCGACTCAAAGAGCGTGGCAACGTAAAGACTTTCTCTGGTGGTAACGTGATTTTGCAAGAAATCATGTACAACGACACCGCAACCGACAACACAAACTCGTACTCTGGCTACGAAGTCTTGAACGTGTCGCAGAACTCGCCAATTTCGGCGGCTCAGTTCTCGATTACTCAGTATGCAGCAGCTGTGTCGATTTCTGGTCTAGAAATGATCCAGAACAGCGGCAAAGAAGCGATTATCGACTTGCTCGATGGGCGTATGGCTGTTGCTGAAGCTCAGTTGGCTAACCGTATTTCTGGTGACATTTACCTTGACGGTACTGGCAACAGCGGCAAGAACATCACAGGCCTTGGCGCTGCTGTTCCTGACGCACCTAGCACCGGAACATACGGTGGCATTAACCGTGCATCGTTTTCGTTCTGGCGTTCAGTTAAATACTCAGGCGTGACTGATGGCGGCTCTGCTGTTTCGGCATCGAACATCCAAGCATATATGGATTCTCTAGCTGTTCAGTTGATTCGTGGAACAGACAAACCTGATCTGATCGTTTGCGACAACAACTATTACAAGCTGTATTTGCAATCGTTGCAGTCTATTCAGCGTATTTCTGATGGCGGTAATTCGTCAGTTGGCGCAGGCTTTGCATCGTTGAAATACTACGGCGCAGGTATGGCATCAGATGTGATTCTTGACGGTGGTATCGGTAACGATGCAACTGCCAATCATATGTGGTTCTTGAACACCAAGTACATGATGTTCCGTCCACACGCTGATCGTAATTTCGTGCCAATCGGCGGCGAGCGTCAAG